ATTTTACAATAATTGGATAAGGCTTATAGGCCCCGAGTGCTGGATTTTACAAACCCAACACAATTTCCTATAAGCAAAAGTACATGGTTAACCTGAACGACGAACTATTTCGTATTTCATATGCTACCTTCCCTGGGTCTGCGTAAGCAGGCATAGGTATGGCTCATATGAGCGACAATAGTCGACAGGCCAGATCTGTCTCTACATAAAATTAGAGAAGTCAAAATCTGGTCCCAATTGTTCAGCTAAGGTTTCAGTTTTGGCTGGAATTGCTGCTGCTGTCATTCTTCCCATGCTATCTTCATTAAAGAAGTTTTCTTCTGTATATTGAAGATTAGCATCGGTCATATATAGTATTGCACTATTTATGAACTCTCTACCAATTTTGGTAGTGAGTAGTTTAACAGAGTCTTCGGTTCTTGTTGATCCTATACGTTCTATATTCGGAAGACAAAGTGCATTTATTGCATCTTTGAAATTCGTTTCTGGACGTATCAGTCGGACATCATTATGTAATCTAATTTCTAGATTTCGTAATGCATGTACAACCGGAAGGTTTTCTATTCCTCCCGGTCCGATTAGATCTCCTCTTACTGTACCTAAGATATCACCATGGAACTCTGCGTTAACACTATCTGGAGTTACACCTCCATAGTTTTCTGGCCAGGATTCCATGTACTCACTTTTAATTCTTTTAATGAAATTATTTCTAATTCCATCAATAGCTTTTAAAAGTTTGGCATGTTGTCCTGCTAGAACGGATTCCAATCTCATACTTAAATAAGGTATAAGATGTGGACTTCCATCTATGGGAACTGGTGCTTCACTTGGTAATATGTTAGCTAATAAGTTTCTTATTGGCGTCATATCATCGTAGTGGATCCATCGAACTAAAGCGTGTAATTTCTGAACTTGATTATTAATATTGAATGCCTTTCTTATTGGCATCCCATTTAATACATTAAAGTGAAAGATTAATTCAGATAGTGGAGCAAAATTAGAAGGAATAAACCCTCTATCAAGATACTGTCGCAGTGTTTGATACATAAGTGCATAATTGTTATATGCCTGCATAAAAGCAGAAACTTGTATACCACTCACTTCTCGACCATCTTTGATCCAGCGTTTCGCAAATTCATACGTATTGATACTCGTATGAGTTTTGTGATTGCTGATTTCTACTCCAAGTAGCTCAATGTGTCGTTGATAGGCGTTAGCCAAGGCTGTTCCTCCAATTACGATATCGTCACCAAGTAATATATAATTCTTAGTGGGATACTGACCAATCTCCATAGCTGCAATTTGCACTATGATGTGATGGCATAATGAGAAGACGGCCCATGAGCTATATGCTCCCATTGGTTGACCTGTTTCATATTTAACGAAACGGTCCTCGAATGGTGCATAGAACTCATTATCAATTAATATTGATTGCCATGCTGATGCTCTTTCTTCACCTAAAAGATGTTTAACTAGAATCATTTGAAATGATATAGGGAATCTATCGGTTGCTGCAGAAAGATCAAAACTATAATAAGGTCCAACAAAATCCACATGTGGATCTTGTGTGAAGGTTCGATCTTGTTCAAAATGATTTAATAAGTTGAAACATTTATCATGTACAACTTTTAAAATCGTTTGTGACCAATAATCGAAAATCGCAATAATACGCGATTTACCTTCAGGATCTTTTATAATTGATAATTTTCGTAGTAAATCGTCAGTTTTATTTTCTGCTTTAATGAAAACTTTTTTAAGGCTTTCACTATAGGTAGACCATAATTCTAATTGATTTCCTAGGTCATTTGAAAAGGTTCTAATAAATGGTAGTATTTTACTAGCATTTTTTATAGCATCCCAAGGTGCAGACCAAGTTGCTAATCCATTAGGACCAGCTTTGATCGAATAATAATGTTTCTCATTAGTCCATTCATAGCTATATGGTCGTATATTATAATCTTTACAGATTTTTAATATACGTTCTTCATATCCTGATACATCACTTATACCTGTATAAGGTTTTGTGATTGTACTAAGATCTGGAGTTTTCCA